TCATTGGGATCAATAGGTATTAAAAAACCCCCTTGCGGGGGTGTGGATATCAACCTGCACCTGCAAGAAGCGGTGAGACTCTTTCATAGATTGATTCTGGTGTAGTGATCTGATATGGATCATCTGAACAGTTGTCCATGCAACCTTCCTCTGCCCAAACGTTTTCTACAACCATGTTATTGACGTACATAACATATCTCCATGATCGACAACCGAAACCAAGGTTTGCTTTGTTGACACTCATGTCTGTCCAGTGAGTAAGTTGAACGTTACCATCTGGAATATGTTGTACCTTTGTAATTCCTAGTTCTTTGAACCAAGCATTCATAACGAATGCGTCGTTTACAGAAGCACAATAAATCTGATCGAGACCTGCAGTTCTGAATTCGTCATACTTTGCTTCAAATCCAGGGAGTTGTTCGTTAGTACAGGTAGGAGTAAAAGCACCAGGAAGACTAAAAACGATTACTTTTTTACCAGCAAAAAGATCATCTGTAGTACGGGTTACCCACTCACCATCTACACGATACTTCCAAGAAAATTCACTAGGAATAATTTCACCAACACGATTCATAATAGACATAGTTATAAGCCTTTATCGAGATTTACTTCTAAGTTATTTATAATGTCACCAAATGCCAGGGATAATCTGACCTGTCATGACGTATGCACCGACACCAGCAACGAAACCAATCATTGCCAGACGAGCATTGAGGATCTCTGCCTCAGGAGTAAAGAGTTTTTTCATTAGTTTTTTCCTTCATGGATTGTGGTCTTTATTTTGTTTGATCTTGTTGTATCCCCAGACTGCCAGGGATCCGATACCAATTCCAACTACACAACAGATAATCATATGTTCAATGTGATGGTGCATTATGAAACGTGTGCAGTACCAATCATACCAGCACCTTTGTGAGGAGCACACCAGAAGGTGTAGTCACCTGCTTCGGTGAAGGTGATGTCGAAACTCTCGCCAGGAGCAAACAGAAGTCCCTCATGAGAAAGTTCGGGGTGATTCTCAACAATAACATTGTGGGGAGGAAGCATACCGTTAACAAAGTGTACGGTATCACCAGCAGAGACAGAGATCTCTGCGGGGTCAAAGACAAGGTTACCATTGGAACCCATTGTTACATCTACTGCCCAGGCAGGGAGGGCAAGGAACATTACTGCCAGAAATGCGAAGAATGATTTCATTGTTCTTTTTTAGTGTAGTAAATACCGCCACCGACTGTGATGGCAGAAACGATTAGAAGGAATGCTACGATAACTGCACTCACAGGTTTTCCTCCTGCTCAGTCAGGATCACACAATCGCTGGTGGGATATGCCACACAAGTGAGTACCCAACCTTCAGCAATCTGGTCATCATCCAGGAAGGATTGTTCACTGTTGTCTACGGTGCCAGAGAGGAGTTTCCCTGCACAAGCACTACAAGCGCCTGCTTTGCACGACGAAGGGAGGTCAACACCTGCCTCTTCTGCTGCTTCAAGAATGTACTGATCATCAGGACATTCGATTTTAGTTTCATTTCCATCAGGAGATTGGAGGGTAACAGAATAGATAGTCATTAATAGGTTTCGCAGATTTTTTCAACGGACGCTGCCAGGAGAACGAACCAGGCAACAGAGACCATTGTAAACAAAATTGAAGTCATTGTCAAACCCTCTGTCAGAAAATGCCGAAAAAGAGTTTGCCAGTTGCGGCATAAGAGATAGCACCAGCGATGATGCCCATCATTGCCCAACGACCATTATACATCTCAGTCATCTGCATGGGGGTGAGCAGTCCCTTACGGTTATACTCTTGATACACCATGTCAGGTTCCTTTGCCCACATGTTGTTTTGACCGAGTTCGTTGGTAGTAATCATTGTTTTGTAACGAATTGTGACATAAGTATATAGTAAAGTGTGTACTTTTGTCAAGTAGTTTGTCATGATACACAAATAAAAAGGGGGGTGATTTCTCACCCCCCTCAAAAATATTTTTTTGATACGCGCTGTTAGTTTTTACGGGGATACCAACAAACCCCAGCAGCAACGGATGTTCCGCACCAGTTGGCTTAACCCTTATCCAACGGGGTATGGGGTCGTTTGACTCCACCACCAATTTTTTTAGGAAATTGGAAACCTACTTTGTCTCGGAAACAAAGTCATTGATAATATCTGCAACCTCAAGAATTTCACCTAGACATGGATAAGGATGTGAAAAATCTTCGGGGAGTTTACCTCCATTTTTTTCAGAAGCATTTGACCATGCTGCATGATAAATATCAGACAACTGATTATATGCTTGCTTATAAATTTCAAAGCGAAGTTCGTAAGGTGTTTTAGACATAGTTAATCTCCATGTGTGTTTGTGTGTAGAAGGGGGGTCCCGACCAGGGTTTTTATAGACTCTCCATGTCTTAGGGTATGCTCGCCACCTTATTTTTATGGAACAAGGAAACCATCGGCGCGCCACCTACATTATGTAGGACCACTCACATCATCCTTAATGTAACAGGGTACACGATCAGGATCTAACCATTTCGTATACTCAAAATCTTCCATGGCAGTCATGAGTTGCATTTGATTATCTAGAAGATACATATCACTATACCGTTTGGTATAGGAGTCTGCCTTCTGAATCCTGTAGTCAGGGTGACCATTGTCTAGTACCCCAACTTCAACATAACGATAAGGAAATCGTTCGAGAATGACTTTTGTTTTCATGATAAAGAGGTTGAAGTTATCCCCGAAGGGAAAGCGGATGATCGGACTCGAACCGACGACATCTAACTTGGAAGGATAGCGTTCTACCGCTGAACTACATCCGCAGATATGGGTCCATTATAGGACCCAATATAGAATCAGTCAATCAAATCTTCATAAAGATTATCTATGAGGATACCATAAGAATCATCTTCATCACCAAGGAACTGGACTCCAGCATCAGCATACAGTCTGTATACTTTCTGATAGATTGTAGGGTATTCTTCGTCAAGAATCACCTCACCCTCAACTGCACCATTGAGAATTTCCAGTTCGACGCTATTAAATTTAGCGTATAGTTTGTTCTTAGTTTTCATTGACTCTTTCTAAGGAGGTTAATTTTCCCCAAGGGGGAGCGTCTCAGGAGGGACTTGAACCCCCGACCAACTGCTTAGAAGGCAGATGCTCTATCCAACTGAGCTACTGAGACATGCATGGGGTTATACCCCTAGAGCACCTTCTATGATTTGAATTGATTTAGTCTTTGCGTGATTGTATTTAGGTTCAGAGACTGATTCGTGGAGTTGATCAACAAATCTGTCCATCATATCTGCCATAATGATTTCCTCATCAGAAAGAAACTCTGCAAGTTGATCGTACATAGTCATCTGAACCCCTTGAGTACCTTGTTAGTATAGGACATGTTCTCCTCGGTGTCAAGCTCTAGATCAAAATAATCTTTTCGCATGTACCGACCAAGGATGTTTGAGTTGTAGAAGAGAGGACCGCCATCGGGGTCTCTCTCAACCAGTACATTATTTATAAACAATTGTCGAGTTTCTTCGTAGTTAGTTTTACCTACTGTACGGTGTAAGGATAATATAATTCTAAGAAATCTTTCTTTTCCATACTCCTTAACATCCGATTTAAGCTCAGGACAAGAACCATAGTAGCGTTTCCAGTCACTTTCAGTTGTAACTCGTCTCCGCTTTGTAGTTTGATCTTTAGATCTAGGCTTTCGTTTTGACCAGAAATATTTTCGTCCAATGTATTTTCTTCCATTGGACTGGTTAACAATAAGGTACACGAACCCATAGTAATCACCAATGCACTCAGAAGTAAAAGGTTTTTCTTTGTACATCCAGGGATTGGCGTAGTCGCAATCTTCTTTACTCTGCCCAGAAATTTTTTCATTAGTCGCAGTACCCGTCGTCGTCATCAAAGTTCTCACTGTAATATCCGTTGGGAAGCTTTCCATCCCTTCTCAGATATTTATCAGCGTCTTCTTTAATGGCATCTTCTAAACTCTGAGCCAGAAGTTTAAGATTGTGTGCGATCAGTTTTACTTTTTCGTAATTCATTGTTGGCCTCCATAGTGAATCCTATTGCCCAGTCGTTCCAGTCTCCTGATGTGTCCCATGGATCTGGAATCTTTTCTGGTAGTCCATCTTCATTGCTTGCAGTGCCCAGGCTTGACTCAGACTCTTTGGACCCTCTATCAACACTTTGGTTTGACAAGGTGATAGACCAACCATCTTCTCCAAATACTCCTGTCTCCACGAAGTTTGGTTTGATTCTGTTTCTTTCATCTTCTTCGTCCCAAATTTTGCCAATAGATTTAACTTCTTGATCAATACGATGTTTAGTCTGTATCTCTTTACCTTCCCAGTACCACTTCTCTACAAAAGAGAATAAGTGCTGATAGATTATATTAAAAGGTGGTTTCTGTTTCTCTATCCACCTTTTAATTTTTTGCAAGGTAGTTTCTTTTTCCTTGTCAAAGATAACTTCAAACTCATATTGAGCTTTAGACATGTCTTTTGAACCCTAGCAGAGTTATTATACAGGTAAAAAAGAAAGAGGTCAAGCCTCTTTTCCTTTGACGTGATTTTTAAAAATCTTGTACTCACGCTTGATCATATCGTAGGCCTTCTGAGGATCGATCTTATGACCCATCTCCATAGCCACGATAAAATCTACACGAGTACCAAACCGACGTACCTCGTCTTCAAATTCTTGGTCACTGAGAACCACCTTGTTTCCCTTTGCCATTCGCGGACTCCACACTTTGATGTAATTTTTTAAGTGCCTGGATCGTCTCAGGAGTTTCCTCCCACTCCCAGATACGGCCGCGTCGATCAATCCAAGATTTTTTAAGGTTTGCCATAATTTCTGTAGTATTCATTGTATCTAAGGAATTTTGTCATAGATGGAGTTACCCCCAAACTACGACAACACTCAAGGTACGAAATGAATTCGTACCAGGGAGTTGTTGGATCCAGTGTATGATTATTTATACTGATATCCTGCATCATTTATAATTTGAAATGTGCAAAAGTATCAGTCTGCATGTCTTGTTTGATACCACCAATAACATAAGATTCAATCTCTGTTTCTTGAGGCGCATTCTGTTGACTCTTGGAGTTCAACCAGTGTTGAGTCCAAGGCAGTGGGTTGTTTGTCATGGAGGCATCGAAGATTGGTTTAAGTCCAATCGCCTTCATACGTCTGTTGGCAATGTACTCAACGTACTGACACAACAGTTTGTCATTCAAACCAATCATAGAACCGTTCTTGAACAGATACTTTGCCCAAGCACGTTCCTCTTCTACTGCATTCCTGAACATCTGATAGACGTTCTCCTGTTCTTCCTCAATGATCTCAAGGATTACTTTGTCGTCGCCTTGAATCCAATTCTTGATAATATTTTGTGTAAGAACAAGATGTTGGTTTTCGTCTCTGGCGATGAGAGAGATAATTTTAGCGGATCCCTCCATGAGTTTAAGCTCGCCAAAAGCGAACGAACATGCGAACGAGACATAGAATCTAATCCCCTCTAAGATGTTTACATTCATTACTGCAAGATAAAGTTTCCGCTTGAGTTCTTTCAACTCGATAGCGGCAGAAGGATGAGAACTATCCAGAGTCCACATCGTACCACCAGACCACTGATTCGCTTGGTTGATCAGTTCATCGTATGCTTTGGTAACTGTAGAAGCGCGTGAGAGGATGTTCTCGTCCTCTAGAATGGTGTCAAAAACCTCTGAAGGATCTGAGTACACATTCTTAATGATATGAGTGTAGGAACGACTGTGGATCATCTCCATCATCTCCCATACAGTCATAGCAGACTCAAGTTCAGGTAGTGAACAGTAAGGCATAAAAGCCATCCCAGGACCACGGCCTTGTACGGAGTCAAGCATAACTTGATACTTGAGGTTGGATGTAAATATATGTTTTTGTTCAGGAGTAAGTGTTTGATAATCACTGCGGTCTTTTTGTAGGGAAACTTCTTCTGGTCGCCAGAAGTAACTCAGTTGTTGCTGAGTCAGTTTTTCGAAGATAGGATACTTGTAAGAATCATACCTCTGAACCCCCAAAGGAGCACCAAAAAACATAGGTTGTTTCTTGGTGTTGACTTTAGTTTTATTAAAAACCGTGATACCCTCAATGTTTTCTTTACTGGACGTTACAAACTGCATAAATTCTCCTTAGATTTTACAAGATTCACAGTCTTCCTCTGAAGACATAATATCATCGATTAATTTGTTGACGTTAATAACTTCTTCATCAGCGTCTTTCTTTGCATCATATGTGTTCTGATAATATGATGTCTTCCATCCATACTTGTAGGTTGAAAGAAAATCGTGAGCCATAACTGAGACAGGCACTTCATTTTCTGGATATTGTTCTGGATTATAACTCCAGTTACCAGAGATAGCCTGGTCAAAGAACTTCTGCATTACTGCCGTCACTTTGATATAACCTTCATTACTAGGCATGTCCCAAAGAAGGGTATAAAAGTTTTTCAGATGTTGATATCCTGGAACAATCTGTTTAAGAGGCCCCTTCTTTGATTTCTTAATGGACAAGTAATCTCTAGGTGGTTCGATTCCATTTGTTTCGTTACACACAACGGAACTGCTCTCCGAAGGCATTTGTGCGGACAGAGTGCTGTGTCGGAGACCGAATTTTTGTACAGCAAACCGTAAAGAAGTCCAATCATGTTTCAATACGTTGGGAACAATCTCATCTACCTCCGTCTTGTAAGTGTCAATAGGCATGATACCATCAGAATATTTAGTTCTTGAGAAGTATTCACATCTACCCTTCTCCATAGCAATATTATTACTTGCTTGAATCAAATAGTATTGGAAAGATTCTGAAAGATCATGAACAAGTTGCCATGCTTCTGGAGAATCATACTTGACTTTGTTTCGTGCAAGGTAATGTGCAAGACCAATGTAACCAATACCAAGAGAACGACGTGCCTTTGTAGAAACCTCTGCGGCTTTAATTGGATACTCCTGATAGTCAATCAGTTCTTCTAGACCACGGACTGCTAGGTCGCAGAGTTCCTCAAGTTCATAGTTGTGATTGATCTTACCAACGTTGATAGCAGAGAGAATACACAGGGCAATCTCACCGTCACCATCAATATGCTGAAGAGGATCTGTAGGAAGAGTAATCTCTTGACAGAGATTGGACATGTTCACCTTGTCTTTGAAAGAAGAGTGACTATTGCAGTGGTCGATATTCATCAGGTAAATACGACCAGTCTCTGCCCTCTCCTTCAGAAGGTCCAGAATAAGCTCCTGGGCACTAACTGCCTTTTGAGGCACATCTGGGTCACCCTCGTAAGCTCTGTATAGATCATCAAATCCAGGAGTACCAAAAGCATCATACAATCCTGGCACATCATGTGGCGAGAAGAGTGTGATATGTTCGTTTTTAATGAATCTCTCATAGAAGAGTTTGGAGAGTTGAATGCTATAGTCTAGTTTACGAACTCGGTTATCTTCAGTTCCTTTATTATTTTTTAGGACCAGGATATCTTCTATTTCTTGGTGCCAGATCGGGAAGTGTACTGTCGCTGATCCACCTCGGATGCCATTCTGTGTACAACATCTGACAGTTGACTCAAACTTTTTGAGGAACGGTACAACACCCGTGTGCTGAACTTCTCCACCTCGGATCTTACTGTTGATGCCACGGATTCTGCCTGCGTTGATACCGATGCCCGCCCTTTGTGCAACATATCTGCCGATAGCCATATCAGAACTAAAGATGCTATCGAGGGAGTCATCAACATCAACAAGAACACAGCTAGCAAATTGTCGAAGTGGAGTTCGCACTCCCGCCATGATAGGTGTGGGAATGTTGATTTTGTGTTTTGAGATTGCGTTGTAGTATCGTTTGACATACTCAAGTCTTTTTTCTTTAGGGTAGTTTTGGAAGAGAGTAACAGCAATCATCATGTACATATATTGTGGCGTCTCAAATGTTTCGCCACTGCTTCTATCTTGCACGAGGTACTTGTCAACGACCTGACGTAGACCTGCATAAGTGAAGAGATAGTCACGATCATGATCAATCCAACTATTAACTTTGATCCATTCTTCTGCAGTATATTTACGCAAGATCTCACCGTCATAGACACCTTTCGAAACACATGCATAGGCATGATCTACTACAGAGGGAAACTGAGTAGTCCAAGAAGGACCAAACACCTGTTTGTATAGACCAAACAACAGGAGTCGTGCAGCAACATATTGATAGTTAGGGGTGTCCAGACTAATCAGATCGCTAGCAGAACGCACCAGGATCTCCTGAATGTCCTTCGTTTCGATCCCGTCGAAGAACTGGAGACCTGAGTTCATCTCCACCTGAGAGGCGCTCACACCGCTCCCTAACCCCTCGCAAGCTTCCTCTACCATCTTGTGGATCTTGTCGAGGTTCAGCGCCTCTACAGCGCCGCTACGCTTCTTTACTTTGATACCGTGC